AAACTTCTGAAGCCAGGCGGATATCTAGTTGGATTTTCTGCTTCTCGTAATTACCACAGAATGGCTGTTGCAATCGAAGATGCTGGATTTGAAATTCGTGACCAGATTATGTGGTTATATGGTTCTGGATTTCCTAAGAGTCAGAATATTGGTAAAGCGATAGATAAGAAACTTGGTAATAAAAGAAAAGATTTGGGTATTGTTAAGGGTATGGGCAAACAAAATCCAGAATGGAATGGTACAGCACAAGGAAGAAGCGAAAATTATTTTAAACCAGAATATAATAAAACTGAAGGCAATACCGAATGGGAAGGTTGGGGAACTGCATTGAAACCAGCACACGAACCTATTGTGATGGCAAGAAAACCTTTATCAGAAAGTTCTATTGTAGATAACGTATTGAAACATGGAACTGGTGCAATCAATATTGATGGTTGTAGAATAGAGGGTGATAATAATACAGAAAGAAAAACTGCTAATCGTAAATCTAGAAGTGAAGATGGAGTCTGGACAGATAATAATTCTGGTATGAAACAAGAAGATAATCATTTTGCAGATGCAGACCCCAGAGGTAGATTTCCAGCAAATTTGATGCATGATGGTTTAGAAACAGAGTGGGCAAGATTTTTCTATTGTCCAAAAGTATCAAAGACTGAGAGAAATCAAGGGTTAGATGATTTTGAAACTAAAAAGATGGGTATGTCTGGTGGAGCTCAAAGTAAAGGTGAGGGTTACGATAAAGGACAAGGTATCGGTCTAAACAGAGTTATTGAAAGAAAAAATACACACCCAACAGTTAAACCTGTTGAGTTGATGAAATACCTATGCCGACTTGTAACACCAAAAGGTGGTACAGTTCTTGACCCATTTATGGGAAGTGGTTCTACAGGAATGGCTGCAAAAGACGAGGGGTTTGATTTTATAGGTATTGAAAAAGACGAAGAATACTTTAAGATTTGCGAATCACGAATAAAAACAACTTCACCACTTATGGATTTCATGTAAAATCGTGATAGTAATCACAAATTTATTTTAAAATAAATCTCAAAAGCCCTTGACTTTGCTTTGTATATCATGTATAATGGTAACATAGAATAAAAAAAGAGAGAAAAGTTATGAGAGACTTATCCACCATTGCAAAACTACTTGCTGAAGAAGATATTTTTGTACAAAACAAAAATCAATCTACAGCATCTTTTGATGTTAAAAATCGTGTACTTTCACTTCCTATTTGGAAGGAAATGTCTAAACCAATTCAAGAGTTAATGACTATCCACGAAGTGGGTCATGCCCTCGAAACACCACTAGAACAATTAGAACAAGCTGAAAAAGACAATATAGAGTTTTCAGTATTAAATGTTTTAGAAGATGTTCGTATTGAAAAATCTGTTCAAAAGAAATATCCCGGCTCTGTTCGTATTTTCAAAAAAGGTTATCAAGAACTGATTTCCATGAATTTCTTTGGAACTAAAGAACTTAATATTTCTGAACTTAATCTTATTGATAGAATCAATCTGCATTATAAACATCATTCAGATATTCCTTTTTCTGTTGATGAAAATGTTTGGGTACAAAAAGCAAACCAAACTGTAACTCCTGATGATGTTTTAAAACTTGCAAAAGAAATCATTGATTTTGTTGGAAACAACCCAGAAAGTCAGTCTAAATCACCCTCTCAAGACGATACAGAGGGTGCTAAAGACATGGTAGAGGACGACACCAACCTACAAGATGCGGAAAATCAAAATGATGATTCTGGTGCATCAAACAGTCCTTCAGCAGAAAATGAAACAAAAACTCTTGATAACAATCAGAAAGATTCTAATTCTGATTCAACAAAATCAGATGATACTGATGATGTTAAATCAGAGGAAAAACAAACAGTTGCTCAAAATCAAGCTAAAGGTAGTGACAATTCTGATACTAAAGAAATAATTTCTGTTACAGATATTGCGTCAAGAGGCTCAGTTAAAAACTTATTGTCTAATGCTACTAATGATATTACTTATGCTTCTATTCCTAAGTTGATAATGAAAAATGTGATTGTTCCTAACAAAGAAATATTAGAAATTTTCAATGAACATTATACTCAACAAATGGAGAAGCGTGATACAAAGTATTATGATTCTACACGATGTGAACTTGAAAAACTTAAAAAGGAAAGTAAAAAAACTGTTGCATATATGGTCAAAGAATTTGAAATGAAAAAGTCAGCTGATCTTTATTCGCGTTCATCTACTTCAAAAACAGGTTCACTTGATATGGGTAAGTTACACACTTACAAATATAATGATGATCTGTTTGCAAAGATTACTACTTTGCCTGGCGAAACTAATCATGGTTTAGTTCTATTCCTAGATTGGTCTGGTTCAATGGCAAGTAATCTTATTGGTACTTTAAATCAGTTATTCAATATTATTTGGTTTTGCAATCGCACACAAATTCCTTTTGAAGTTTTTGCTTTCAGTAACAATTCATTACTTCAAAATAATGAACGCCCAAACCAAAAATTTAAATCTGAAGATTTATCTATATCAGAGTTAAAATTGCTTCAATTCTTTTCAAATAAAATGTCTTTATCTGAGCAGAATACTATGATGCACAATCTTTATATGATGGCTTTTCGTTGGAATTGGATGCCAACTCAAAATGATCGTAGCATACAAAGATATGAGTGTCCAATGAAAATGGAATTAAACAGTACTCCATTAAATGATACAATAATTGCAGCAATGGATTTAGTTCCTGCATTTCAAAAAAAGTCTGGTGTTCAGAAAACCCATATTATTTTTTTGACTGATGGTGCAAGTAATGAGATAAGGAGCAAATTTACTATCAAAACAGATACAACTGGCGAAGATTTTGAAACTGTAGATAGAAATTTTTGTCCGTACTATAGTAGCTACAGAAGTTCCGTCAATGCTAATCAAAATGTTTATTTTGACCCCATAACCAACACAAAAGTAAATTCTAAAGATGTCGAGGGCCGGAGCGTCCAAACTAAATGTCTTCTAAAACTTCTCAAAAAAAGATGTCCAGAAGCAAGTATTGTAAATTTCTTTGTTGCTGGAGAAGGACGCAATGGTTCAGTAAGAACAAAAATTTTCCAAGATATCATTGGATATGAATGGGAGCACGAAGATTTAATAAAAGAATATAGAAAATCTTTAAGAAAAGATAATTTTGCTATGATCGCCGGCGGTCAAGGGTTCGATACTATTTACATTTTGCCCGGCATGAATGACCTAGATATGGACTCAGAGCTTGAAGTTGAAGTAGGTGCTTCTAAATCAGAACTTAAAAAAGCATTTAAACAAATGTCCAATAAGAAAATGATGAATCGACCATTGCTAAATAATTTCATAAAAATGGTCGCTTAGCCCTTGACTTTATGGTTTAGTTGTGTTATTATAGCTAGGTAAGATTGAGATTAAGATTTTAAATTAACGAGAGAGAGTATATTATGAATAAAGTGATGCAAAAAGAGTTAATGTCAATGAACTTAACTGAACTAAACAATGTTATTTCTGTTATTAATGACATTAAAGTGTTGAAAGCAAAGACTGCTTTGTCAGTCGGTGCAAATGTTTTTGTTGTCCAGAAGACAAAAAAGACGCCTGGAATAATTGAGAAAATCAATCAGACTAGGGCAATTGTTAACATGAAGGGTAGAAGTTATAACGTACCTTTCGCAATGCTGGAGGCTGCGTAATGCCAGTTAGAATTAAAGAACCAGCACTTGAGGTTATAGCCCTTGACTTTATGGTTTAGTTGTGTTATTATAGCTAGGTAAGATTGAGATTAAGATTTTAAATTAACGAGAGAGAATATATTATGATTACATTTACTCCACAAAAACAAAAGTTTATTGATTCTGCAATAGAAATGTTTGGTTCGGGTTCTACTTTGACAAATCAACAAGTTGTTGATGCTTCTAAAACCGCTGGTGTTCCAAAAGCTGGTTGGTTTAAAAAGAAATATAAAGTTGGTTACAACCGATTTAAGTTACCATTAGAAGCTGCTCCTGCTCCTGCTCCTGCATCTGTTTCAGAAACTTCTAATGAGAATACTACTGTAAGTTTGATTGCAACTAATATGGAAAAACAAAATTTAATTCCTGCTCCCTTTGAAGGTTTTGTGCCTTGGGGTCATTTCAAAACATTAAAACAAATTACTAAATCTGGTTTATTTTATCCTGCCTTTGTTACAGGATTATCTGGTAATGGTAAAACTTTAATGATTGAACAAATTCATTCTGATATGAATAAAGAACTTATTCGTGTCAATATTACAATCGAAACTGATGAAGATGATTTACTTGGTGGTTTCAGACTAGTGAATGGTGAAACTAAGTTTGTGCCAGGCCCTGTAATCGAAGCAATGGAACGCGGTTGTACTTTACTTCTTGACGAGTGTGATCTTGGTTCTAACAAATTAATGTGTTTGCAACCTGTCCTTGAAGGTAAAGGCGTTTACTTGAAAAAAGTAAACAAGTGGGTCACTCCTAAAAATGGTTTTAATGTGATGGCAACTGCTAACACTAAAGGTAAAGGTTCTGAAGATGGACGCTTTATTGGAACTAACATTCTAAACGAAGCATTTCTTGAAAGATTTGCAATCACTATTGAACAACCATACGCTTCTGCTGCAACAGAAAAGAAAATCATTGTCGGTTCTATGAAAAAGTATGGTGCTGTTGATGAAGACTTTGCAGATAATCTAGTAACTTGGGCAGAAGTAATTCGCAAAACTTTCTATGATGGTGGTGTTGATGAACTTATCTCAACTCGCCGTTTAGATCACATTGTGAAAGCTTATGCAATCTTTAAAGACAAGGCTAAAGCAATCGAACTGTGTGTTTCTAGATTCGACCAAGATACTAAAGATTCATTTTTAGACCTTTATTCTAAAATTGATGCTGGTATAAATCCTTTAGACGAGGAACAATCAGAAAAAAATAATGATGAATCAGTTAAATCAGAATATGATTTTTAAAATATTATAGACATAGTAGGAGATAATATGAAAAAACCAAACTTCTTCAAAAGAATGATAATGCTCTCCGTATCGTTGTGGAGAGTTGTTATGAATGTGAAATATAATCCATTAAAATATGTTCCTTGTCCAAAATTACAAGCTTATTTTATGCTAGTTTTGTTTATGATCTGGAGTGTATTTTTTGGGTTTATTGCTTCAGTTCATTTAGGGTTAGTGAATTACAGCACTGTAGCAAGTATAATTATTCATCTATCTGTGATTGTGCCTTTAGTTATAACAAATGCAGTATTCGTAGATGCAGAACGCGATGGCCACAAATGGTTAATTGAGTGGAAAAAAGAACAGTCAAGATATAAAATATTTGCGAATCGTTTAAAAATAAAAAATGTTGTTATATGGAATCCAGATATAGAAGGTTGAAATATTACTTTTATATGTAAAAGGTTGTAATCTATGGTTACAATCTTTATATATAATAGGTGATGCCGTAAAGGGTCACACACAATAATCTTGCTTAAATTTAAAAGGAGATAACTATTATGGTTACAAGCAAAAATATTAGTATGAGTTTATTAGATCAAGTGGCTGCACTCAGTCCTTACACTGTAGGTTTTGAAAGGCAATTTAGTCGATTAAAAGACTTCGAGAGCTTACAAAAACAATCTACAGGATACCCACCTTATAACATTCGTAAAGTAGACGACTACATTCATGTCATTGAACTTGCCTTAGCAGGCTTCAGTAAAGATGATGTAGAAGTTGAAATTGCAGATGGCAAACTAACTATTCGTTCTGTAAAAGAAAGTGATGCTGAAGATGATGGAACAATTCATCGTGGCATTTCTTATAGAAAGTTCAGTCGTCAGTTTACACTTGCTGATGATATTGTAGTGAATGGTGCGTCATTAAATAATGGTCTTTTGACTGTTACTTTGGAACAAATTGTTCCAGAGGAAAAGAAACCAAGACTTATTGAAGTGAAGTAAAAAAATCAGAAATGGGGTTGACAACAGCCCCATTTCTGTGTTACTATAGATGGAACAAATTGATAAAGGTTATTAAATATTATGGCAGAAATATATGACTTAAATTCTGGAGAATTAAAAGATGGTGCGGTGGCTGAAAAATCCAAAGACGGCCAATATATCATACCACCATGTACTCCAGAAGAATGGGAAACCATTGTACCTACCGAAAATGATTTCAAACATGTAAATCGTGCAAACAAAAAGACTCTGGCAGAAATGTCAGAAGAAGATATTCTGTTTGAAGCTAAAACAAAACGATATAGAAAAAACTTTGCACAACGTCATAGAAGTGTTTATGAAGAACACGAAACGAATGGCACATTAGATCAACTTCCAAAAGATAATATGTTTCACCCACAATCTACAGGCGAACCTATACCAGCAAAACAAGGTACAAGTTTAGGAATTGTAATGCGACCACAACTTGCATTTAACATGATGAAAGTGGATATTCCAATTGCTGTAATTAATGATATCAATGAGCATATTGAACAAACACTTATTCCAGAAGATAAAGATTTTTCCAAAAATTTAGTTGGTCAAATTAATCGTGACAAAAAATCAAAGCAATTAGAGTTTCCCCACGAAGATTCTGATGTTGGTGAACTGTTGGGTGGTTTAATTCAAACTCTTGGCAATACCTACATGAGTAATGTGCGAAAAGATGAATGTTATAAAACAGAAATGGATAGTATGTGGACAGTACATAGTTATGAAGGCGACTATAATCCTTTACACGATCATGGCACTAAAACACCTATTGGACTGTCGTGTATTCTATATCTGAAAGTACCAGACCAAATTGCAGCTCTTCCAAATCCTACTGAAGAATTTGGTGGACTAAATGGTTCAAGTGGTGCAATAGATGGATTTACATATTTTAATTGGGGTACTCATGGTATGCGTGATTTTAATATGTTAAGACCAGCAACTGAAGAATATGTAAAACCAGAAGTTGGAACTTTACTTATGTTTCCGTCATGGTTAAGACATTCTGTAAATCCATTCTTTGGAAAAGGTGAACGCAGAACTTTATCTGCTAATTTGAATGTAAACAAATTTGAAGAACTTGAGGACAAAATTTAATGAGTGATTTTTTAAAAGACATAATTAAACAAACAGGCAACGAATATGCATCACTAGTCAGTGATGGTGTAGAAGCAGGAGATTGCAATTCGTTTATTGACACTGGAAGTTATATTTTCAATGCATTACTTTCTGGTAGTATCTATGGTGGATTGCCTGACAATAAGATTACAGCAATAGCTGGTGAGTCAGCGACAGGTAAAACTTTCTTCGTGATGGGAATGTGTAAATCTTTTCTTGATGCAAATCCAGAGGCAGGAGTTTTATACTTTGAATCTGAAAGTGCAATTACAAAATCAATGGTAGTCGATAGAGGTATTGATCCTACAAGAATGGTTATCATTCCTGTAACAACTGTACAAGAATTTAGAACTCAAGCACTCAAAGTGTTAGACTCATATCTTGCAAAGAAAGAATCAGACAGACGACCAATCATGCTTTGTCTTGACTCTCTAGGAATGTTATCTACCACCAAAGAAGTAGAAGATACTTCTGATGGTAAAGAAACCAGAGATATGACAAGAGCTCAAGTTCTTAAAGCTGCATTTAGAGTATTGACTTTGAAACTTGGTAGAGCAAAAGTTCCTATGGTTGTTACTAATCATACATACGACTCAATGGGTTCTATGTTTCCAACTAAAGAAATGGGTGGTGGTTCTGGATTGAAATATGCAGCTTCATCTATTATATTCTTATCTAAGAAAAAAGATAAAAATGGTACAGAGGTTGTCGGTAATATTGTTCATTGTAAAAACCATAAGTCAAGATTGACTATTGAGAACAAAATGGTTGATGTTCGTTTATCGTATGAAACAGGATTAGACAGATATTATGGATTGCTTGAACTTGCAATCAAACATGGTATCTTCAAACAAGTATCAACTCGTATTGAATTACCAGATGGCACTACACAGTTTGGTAAGACGATTAACAACAATCCAGAAAAATACTTTACAGAAGATGTGATGCAACAGATTGATGACATTGCTAGTAAAGAATTTAAGTATGGTCAAACAGATGTACCTCTCGAAGATGATGGAGCAATTGATGTACAAATATAATGAAGATGCTACTTTAAATGAATTAAAGAAGTATATTGACTCCACTTATGATGCACACTATAGTAAGGATAAATTCCAAGCTACAGAGTTCATTATAGATGGTGGTCATGGTGAAGGTTTTTGTATCGGGAACATACTCAAGTATGCACAACGCTATGGAAAAAAAGATGGCAAGAACAGAAAGGACTTGCTAAAAGTAATACATTATGGTATAATAGCATTATACGTCAATGAATTGGAGAATTTAAATAATGAAACTAAGTAACTATACAACTTCTGTATTGAAGAACTTTTCGACTATTAATCAAAATTTAGTGATTAAGGAAGGAAACACAATAACAACAATGTCTGCAATGAAAAACATTGTTGCTAAAGCTGAAGTGGAAGAAACATTTCCACAACAGATTGCAATCTATGACTTGAATGAATTTCTAGGAGCATTGTCTTTGTTTACAAGCCCTGTTTTAGATTTCAGTGATAACTATGTTATGATTAGTGAAGAAAACAAACCTACAACCAAGATGAAGTATTTTTACTCTGACCCATCTGTTGTAACTAGTCCTAACAAAATGATTACTATGCCTTCTAATGAAGTGAAGTTTACTATGAGTAGTGAAGATTTATCTAGACTAAAACGTGCAGCTGGTGCAATTGGTGCCCCTGATATGGTTTTAGAAAAAGATGGTTCTAGTTCATCACTTACTGTAAAAGATAAAAAGAATGATACTGCTAATAATTATTCTCTTGATGTTGATACTACAAGTGAAGGTGAGTTTAACTTCTACTTTAAAGTAGAAAATATGAAACTTCTTGATGGTAATTATGATGTAGAGATTTCATCTAAAAATATTAGTCACTATACAAATAAAAGTACTGACATAGAATATTGGATTGCACTTGAACCCGAATCAACTTACACTGTTTAATTTAGGTACACTATATAATGGAAAAATATTTATGGGTGGAACAATATCGCCCAACAAAAATCAGCGACTGTATTTTACCAGATGATTTAAAAGACACATTTTCTGAGTTCGTTAATAATAAACATATACCAAATCTAATTTTATCAGGTGGGCCTGGCGTAGGTAAAACTACTGTCGCTAAGGCTATGCTTGATGAAATTGGTTCAACATATATGATGATTAATGGTTCAGAAGAATCTGGTATTGATGTCCTGAGAACTAAAATTAAGAACTTTGCATCTACTGTATCCCTCGAAGGTGGACGCAAGTATATCATCTTAGATGAGGCAGACTATCTTAACGCACAATCTACTCAACCAGCTCTGCGTGGTTTCATGGAAGAATTTCACAAGAACTGTGGATTTATTCTTACTTGTAATTATAAGAACCGATTGATACCACCATTACATTCTCGTTGTAGTGTTATTGATTTTATAATTCCAAATGACCAGAAACCTAAACTTGCAAGAGATTTCTTTGATAGAGCAAAGGATATTCTGAATAAAGAAAATGTAGAGTTTGAACCTAAACCTGTTGCAGAACTTATGAACAAGTTCTTCCCAGACTGGCGTAGAGTGTTAAATGAATTACAAAGGTATTCTTCATCAGGTAAAATTGATGCAGGAGTGTTGGTAAATTTATCTGAATCTAATATCAACGATTTAATGACATCTCTGAAAAATAAAGAGTTTACTAGTGTTCGTAAATGGATTGTACAAAATTTAGACAATGATCCTGTGCGTGTATACAGACGTATTTACGATAGTTTATATTCTAATTTGGACGCTAGTACTATTCCTCATGCTGTTGTTATCATTGCTGATTATCAATACAAGGCTGCATTTGTATCTGACCAAGAGATTAATCTGCTTGCTTGCATGACAGAATTGATGGGTCAGGTGAAGTTTAAATGACCTATGAACTGAAAGATTACCTTAAAGAAATTAACACAGATAAAAACCCTCTGATGGACACAGATGATGAAATGTGGGAAAAGAAATATCCTGCTTTTATCGTAAACAAATGTCTAGCACCATTTCCAGATACTATCCACCTAGTTAACGAAATGAATCTCCACAACCACCTTGATAAAAAACTACAATTTGATTTTTTACTAAATAGTCTAAGAACAAGGAAAAGATTTACTCCTTGGCTGAAGGCGAGTAAACTAAATAATCTAGAGTATGTTAAAGAGTATTATGGTTACAACAACGAAAAAGCAAAGTCAGCTCTTAAAATACTTAATGATGAACAAATAAAGGCTATCAAAGATAGTTTGAATAAAGGTGGAAGAAATGGAAAGCATTAACTGGACACAGGGGCAGATGCTTGAAGTCGTTTTAAAAGAACCAGACGATTTTCTAAAGGTACGAGAAACTCTATCTCGTATTGGTGTTGCTTCAAGAAAAGAAAAAATACTATATCAATCATGTCATATTCTACACAAACAGGGTAAGTACTTTATTGTACACTTTAAAGAACTGTTTGCATTAGATGGTAAACAAACTAACTTATCAGAAAATGATATTGCAAGACGCAACACAATCTCAAAATTATTAAAAGATTGGGGATTAGTGGAGATTCAGGCAGAACTAGAACCTATTGCTCCTCTTAGTCAGATTAAAATTATTTCATTCAAAGAAAAAGATGAATGGGCTCTTGAAACTAAATATAACATAGGCAAAAAGAGAGAAATTTAATTTTGGAACAATTCAAATCATTTATTACAGAAGAAGAAGTTAAACCATATAAACTTGTAGTGTTTAATAATTCAAATGAAGAAGTTCGTGATGTTGGCAAAAAAACTAGACCAGATTTTAAGTTATTTATAGATATAGCAAAAAAAGTTGGTATTCAGTTATTTAATGTCGAACATACTGGCCTTTTCGTTTCTGAAAAAAATGGAAAAATATTTTTAAATTCTCTTGACTTTGATGAAGATGGCAATGTGGTTATGCCAACTGAATCTGGAGAAGCAAAATACCAAAAACCAATTGAAATTGATCCAGAGAATACTTTAATCTTTGCAAGAGGATTAGGAACTTTTGGTTATACTACAAATAGAAGATGGGTAGATATAATAAAAAACTTGGAAGATAAAGGTTTTAAAACAATACCATCTGTAAAAACTTGGAATTTGTGTGCAAGTAAATATTATTGCGACCAGCTGTTTAACTTGAATAATTTAAGAACCCCTAAAACAATTCCTATAACTTATTCAGATGATTCAGAAAGAGCTGTAAAAGAAGGTGGATTAAAATTTCCTCTAATACTAAAAGCATCAAGTGGAAGTCAAACAGGTGTTGGAGTAGTAATTGCTGAAAGTATGAGGTCATTACACCCAACAGTTCAAATGCTTAGTTTCTTGAAACCATATGTAGACCTTTTAGTTCAAGAGTATATAGAAATAGAATATGATATTAGAGTGTTAGTAGCAAATGGTAAAGTGATAGCAGCGATGAGAAGAAATGTTATATCTGGAGATGTTAGAAGTAATGCATCTTTAGGTGCTACAACAGAAAGTATAGAACTTACTGATATAGAAACTGAAACATCAATTAAAGTTGCAGAATTAGTAGAGGGTGATATTGTTGGAGTTGACTTATTACCAGCAAAAGATAGAGAAAAAGAACAACCATATATACTTGAAGTAAATGGTACGCCGGGCTTAGGCGGAATAGAAAAAATTACAAAAGGTAAAAGTGTAATACAAGAAATTTTTAAAACATATATGAATAGAGATAATTGGAAAAAGTATGAATAAATTTATAGTTGATGCATTAAGAAAAAAATATGAATATCAAATTGCTATGACTAAAGCAAATATAAAAAAT